CGGCCGATACAGCGGCGAGCGCGGTGCTACTAGGTTCGGCCATATCGGCGACTCCTGGTTAGTCGAAAAGGTTGACGAGCTTGACCGTCGATTGGTCGTTTGGCGCGTCAGGGAGATCCACGGCGTAACCGTGCGGCAATACCGGGCCGAGATCAGCGAGGCCGGCATTGAGTTCGAGCGTCGCCTCGACGACGCCTTGCGTGCGTCCGAGGTGTCGATAACAGAGGGCGTCAACGGTGTCGCCCTGGCGTGCGATTACGCGCATGTCAGATCAGCTCGATCGTTACGCGCGGGGCGCCGCGCATGTCGTTGAGGGCGTTGCGCGCGTTGCGTCGATCGGCGTCGATCGTCGTCTCGCGCTCGGCGGCGTCATTCGCGCCCGACTTGGTGCCGTCGAAATCGCGATATTTCTCGGTGAGATCGGCGCGCGCCAGGAAATAGACGGCTCGACGATAGCGCGCGAGCTGCACGCTTTCGCCGCCGATGTTGTCGGCCGGCAGCTCGGCGAGCGACGCGACGCCGGCCGCCTGGTGAGCTGCGCGCCAGGTTGCGAGATCGCGATTCACTTCGTCGATCGCGTCGATCACAGACGAGCGCAGCCGCGCATGTGTCACGGTGCCATCGAGGCGCACGGCGCCGCGCATATCGGCGAGGTCGATCGAGGGAAACCAGGCGATGTTTTCGACGATCAGCGCGTCGGCCGGCGGGGGCGCCTCGGGCGTGTTGGTCGGTGAGGCGATCGCGTTAAAGCTCGTCATAGTTTCAGCTCGGAAAAGGGAGGCGGTGAGCCGGTGTCGGATCGCGTAACCGTCAGGTGTTGCGATCGTCAGCCGGCGCCGCCTCGGCCGGGGTTGGCTCCTTACTTGCGGCCGGCGGTGTCGCCGGTCGCATTGCTGGCTTTCTCAAGCCGAGCAATGTCTTGCTTTACGCCGGCGCGCGCATCGAGATCGAGCGCACGGCGTAGGTGTTCGAGGGCGGCCGACGCGTTGCCGTCGCGCTCGGCCGTATAGCCGATCGCCTTGTGCAACTTCGCGCGCACCTGGTCGTGCATGTCGGCCGACTCGGTGAGCTTCGCGATCTCGTCGAGCTGCGCGGCATTGACACGAATGAACATCGCGCCTTTCTTGAATGAGGCGAGCGCCGCCTCGGCGAATTCCTCGGCGATCGCGGTCGCGAGCGGCCGGTCGTATTGATCGGGCAAGCTCATCCGGTGCGCGATCGCATACCGGGCGATATCGAGCGCGCCGGCAAAGTCGCCGACGTCGATGCGCCAGATCATCACGCTCGTTAAAACATCGTCCTGGGCGCCCCGCCCGCCACTCAGCGCGCCGGCCACGTAATCCACGTAATCCGGCAACAGTTCATCGCGTTTCACCTTGATCTTTTGATGGATCGAGGCGATCGACTTGAGCCGCCGGCGATCGGTCGAGAGCTTCACGAGCATCAGCTCGTAAGCACTGGCGCCGGCGAGTGATTCGCCAGGCGCGGCCGAGGCCGCAGCCTTCTCGGCCATCACGCGCGCAAAGTGGCGTTGAGCGGGGCTTTTCATCGGCTTATGCCCCCGCCGGTTCGGTGATGTTCTCTACCAGGCAGCCGGCGCCGAAATCCTCGACGACATACGCATCGTTGCTCGACTCGAAATTCTCGATGCGATCGCGCTTGGCGTTTTCGACGACGGTGCGACGGCGTGCGCCTTCCTGGTAGTACAGCGACAGATTATCGAGCCGCGTGATAAAGATTGCATCGGCCGGGAAGTACGGAACCGTTACAGCCGGCAAGCCGCCCACACGCTTTTGCGAGATCACCAGGTCGCCCGCGACTTGTTCCGTCGCCGGGTTGTCGCGATTGATGATCGGGAAATACTTGTCGTGCATCAGGGCATCGCCCAGGATCGCGACGAGCTGCGTGTCTTGACGGTGCCACGGATCGACGAGCGAGCTTTTCGCGTCGTACACCAGGGCGTCGAGGTTGCGATAGTCGGCCGACGCGTCAGCGCCGACGACGATCGAGCCGGCCGCCTTGCCGTCTTTCATCACGCGTTGCGGGGCGCCTTCGCGGTACTTTTGCAGCCAGCCCTTGTTGACGTCTTGCAGCAGCGGGTTTGCCGTGCGATCGGACGAGGCCGCGCGCGACGTGCCGTTGAAACCGATCATGATGCGATCGAGCGCTTGCCGCGTCACGATCAGGTCGCGAATGAGGGTTTCGAAATTCGGAAACTTCGCCCACATGTCGAGCTTCGCGAACGAGATGTGCGTGTCGAAATTCGTCTGCGTGCAGAAATAGCCGATCGAGTCGATCTCGGTCGGATCGACGGTTGCACGATCCTTAACGGCCGTGTCGGTCGTGCCGGCGATCGGGCCGCCGATGCCGAGGCCGAGCTTTTCGCCTTGTTGATCGGTCACGGGCGCGACGTTGATCGATTTGAGAAACGCGCTCGACTCTTGCATGTGCGCTTCGAGGGTTTGCTGCACAGACGGCGCGACGTTGAATTTCTTCGTCGCGTCGATCACGGCGCTCAACGCGGCGATGTTCGCCAGGTACGCCATGAACAGCTCGCGGGTTTTGTTCTGCATGTGTGGTGCTCCGGGGGTGAAAGAACAGTGAGGCCGAGGGGTTGGTTTAACAGTCGGTTTTGACGCGTGCAGCGGCGCCAGTCGAGAGCGGTCGCGATGGTGCGTTGCCGGTCGTCGAGAGCTGCGTGTGCAGCTCGTCGAATGCCATGCGATCAGCTTCGCGCGCCTGGGTCAGCTCGACGAGCTGCGCGTTAGCGGTGCCGAGCTGCGCGGCCAGGTCGGTGATTCGCTTCTCGTTGTCGATCGAGGCTTGCGCTTGCTCGACGGCGTGCTTTGCCAGGGATTCGACGGCATCGGCCATTTCAGCGAAACGCGTGTCGTCGGCGCCGGCCGCCGGCTTTTTCTTCGCCAGGCCGAGCACGTTGAGCAGTTCTTTCACGCCCGAGAGCAACGCCGGCAGCGTCGGGGTTTCCGGCTCGGCTTCGAATTCGATCGTCGTCTCGTGTCCGGCCGTGAAAAGGTTCGTCGGCGTTTGCTTGCGATTCGCGAACGGCGAGGCCGCCGGGTTTTGAGCGGCGAAAGAAAGGATTTCGGTGCCGAGGCTTGCGGGGCTATCGGTCACGGCCAGGCCGACGAGATAGGCTTGCTTGGTGTCGGCGAAAGACGTGTCGATCTCGCACGAGGTGTAAATCTTCTGGCTTGCCTTCGTCAGCGCGACGAGATCGGCGGTCGGCTCGATTTGCGCATACAGGCCGAGCTTTCCCTTGAATTCGCCGTCGAGTTCGCGCGCCTCAACGGCCAGCACGTCGCCGTAAGCCTTGAACGGGCCATCGGGCAAAACGCCTCGGAAGTGTTCGAGATTCACGCGGGCGCCGTACTTGGTGCGACTGTAGTTCGCGGCGATTTGCTCGATCCAGGTGCGCTCGATTACGCGGCCGTCAGTCGTCGCACCTTCGACGGCGATGCGAAACAGTTTCGACTTGGCGAGCTGCGCGTCGGCGGTCGAGCCGATCGCCATGCCGGCCAGGCCGAGAGCGCCCAGGCCGGCGCCGGTGCCGTGTTGTGTGATCGCGCCGACGAGCTGCGCGCCGAGATCGACGTGAGCGAGTGCAGCATTCGCGACGAGCGCCGCCGCGTGTGCGTCCATTGTGAAAGCGAACGCGATCGCCGCAACGGCGAACGACATAAGCGACAACTTGCGTTTGTGCATCGTTAGGTCTCCAACAGGGTTCCGAGGGGTTCGGGAAAGGGTTCAACGTGAGTTGATATCTTGCGATCGTGGCGTCAATGTCTCAACGATCGGCGGTTGTTCGCGCTTTGGATACAAGGGCGCAAGCGTGCTTGCGCGCGCGCGGCGCGGGAAACTTGGGGCCATGCTAGAAACCGCCGACATTTCCCCCGCTCTCGAATCGAATGCCGATCCTCGGCGCATTGCGCGCGCGCTCTTTTGGCAAGGTTGGCGCGTGTCGTCGATCGCTCGTCACCTGGGCGAAAAGCGCCCTACCGTTGAGGCATGGAAACAGCGCGACAAATGGGCCGAGGCGCCGGCGATCGAGCGCATCGAGTCGTCGCTCGAAACGCGCCTGGCGGTGCTCATTGCGAAGGATCAGAAAACCGGCGGCGACTTCAAAGAGATCGACTTGCTCGGGCGCCAGGTCGAACGCCTGGCGCGCGTGCGCAAGTACGGCGAAACGGGGAAAGAGAGCGACTTAAACCCGAACATCGAGGCACGCAACGCGGCGCCGCGCAAAGAGCGCAAAGCAGCTCGAAACGAGATCAGCGAACAACAGGCCGAGCGCATTCGCGAGGCGTTTCTCGACTCACTTTTCGATTATCAAAAGGTCTGGTTTCGACAAGGGCATCAGCGCACGCGCAACATTCTCAAGTCGCGGCAGATTGGCGCGACTTGGTATTTCGCACGCGAGGCACTAGACGACGCGATCGGCACGGGTCGGAATCAGATTTTTCTATCCGCGAGCAAGGCACAGGCGCATGTGTTCCGGCAATACATTTGCCAGTTCGCGCGCGAAGCGGCCGACGTCGAGCTAACGGGCGAGCCGATCATCTTGCCGAATGAGGCGATTCTCTATTTCCTCGGCACGAACGCGCGCACGGCACAGAGCTATCACGGCAATTTCTATTTCGACGAGTATTTCTGGGTCGGCGGTTTTCAGCAGCTCAACAAAGTCGCCTCGGGCATGGCGATGCACAAAAAATGGAGAAAGACGTATTTCTCAACGCCGTCGAGCATGGGGCATGCCGCCTATCCGTTTTGGAGCGGCGATCACGCGAATCGCGGCCGTGCGAAGGTCGATCACCTGCATCTCGACGTCACGCACAAGGCACTCGCCGGCGGCCGGCTCGGCGACGATGGACAGTGGCGCCAGATCGTCACGGTCGAGGATGCCGTCGCCGGCGGGTGTGATCTCTTTGATCTCGACGAGCTGCGTCGCGAATACAGCCCCGAGGAATACGCGAATCTTTTGATGTGCCAGTTCATCGACGATACGGCGTCGGTGTTCAAGTTCGCCGACGTTGAGCGGTGCATGGTCGATTCCTGGGATGAATGGCACGACGATTTCAAGCCGTTCGCCGCGCGCCCGTTCGGCTTTAAACCCGTATGGGTCGGCTACGATCCAGCGCTTTCCGGCGACTCGGCCGGCTTGATCGTGCTTGCCCCGCCGGCGGTGCCTGGCGGCAAGTTTCGCGTGTTGCACAAAGAGCAATGGCGCGGCATCGACTTCGAGGCACAAGCCGAGGCGATTCGCCGCGTTACACAGAGCTTTAACGTCGAATACATGGCGATCGACACGACGGGTATCGGGCAAGGTGTCTATCAGATCGTCAAAACGTTCTATCCGCACGTTGTCGCGCTCAACTACTCGCCCGAGGTTAAAGGGCGCCTCGTGCTCAA